CTCTTGATTCTTGCGCTCTAGTGCTTCTACGCTGCGCTGCAACGCTTCAGCTTCAACCCCAGTAGTCGCAGACTCTTGGGTTTGTTGTTCATCAGACATGGATAAGCCGCAGGCTTAATTACGCCCTAAGGCTATCACTTACGCTTGCGTTTTTTAGCAGTCTTAGCCGCAGCCTTGAATGCAGCAGCAGTAGGTCTGCCCTCCTCACCTTTGCGTGCCATGCGCTCCTTGCTGCCGGCCGCAATGCGCTTGCGTTTGGCGGCGATGTTGGCGTATAGGCCTGGCTTCTTGGCCATCACTTCTTACCCTTGCGTGACTTGCCGGCTTTTGCGAGCGCGATTGCTACCGCTTGCTTTTGCGGCTTGCCTTTTTTCATCTCCGTTTTGATGTTGGCTGATACTACAGCCTGCGATTTGCCCCGCTTCAGTGGCATCGCGCCATTCCTCAATACCTGTTAACAGTGTAGAGCCATCTGCTGTTGCCCAGCCCTTGTCGGTATAGATAGCTGGCACCCATGCCTCGCCATGCAGGGCTTCAACTGGATCGCTTGAAATAAAGTAGATGCCAGCATTCTGAAAATGACGGAGGCTAGGCAGGTCCATATCGTGCGCGAAGCTGATCCAAGGTTAGCTCTGAGCCGTCATCACGAACTAGCTTGGCGATGGCGTCAGTCGGGCCATACTTGTCGGCAAGCCGGTTGAAATACGGCACCTTGTTGGCGCCCAATGCCTTAGCCTTGGTCTCAAGATTTTGCTTTGCCAGCCACTGCCCGTAGGTTTGATCTGCTAGCACCTGGCCATCTGCTGATGCACGCTTTGCTGGTGGTGGTGGGATGAATCCCAGCTCGTCGTAGTCAATCACCGGCACTGTCGTGCTGCGGCAGTTGAAATGCTGCGGCGGAGTCGGACCCTTGCCATATTCAAACTCGCGGCCATCCAATGCACGGCAAATGCTGCTGGTGCGGGTATCCAGTGTTGCCACATAGCGATACTTTTTAGTGATGTCTTGATTGGCTTCATACACCTGCTGGCTAGCTGCATTGGCTACTTGGTTAATACTGGTGCGCACAAGACTAACGATCTGATTGTCGGCAACTGCTGTTGCTTGGCCGCCTGCTGCAACTAGCTGCTTTACGGTTTTGGCCTCTTCGCCAAATTCAAGGTTTCCGATCAACCGCTTGGCAATGGCTGGCGTCGGCTCACCAGTCAGCAAGCCTTGCCGCACGACTTGAGAGAACCGCTCAGCCTGATCAACGGCAATGCCGCGAAATGCTTTGGTGACCACTTCGCCATTGGGCAACGTAATCGTGGCACCTTGTGCTGCGGTGAGGTTGAACGTCGCCGGTGCGCCTTGCACTGCGGCAAACAGGTCGTCAGACAGCGCCACCACATTGATCTGTGTCGGATCAGTGGTGACCACTGACTGCGCAAATTGCGGGCTGATTTCTACGGTGCGCACTGCATCACGTGCACCTGCTGGCAATGCACGCCGCAGTTGATCGGTCACAAACTCAGATTGCAGCTCTGCAATGCCTTGCAGCTCTAATGCTGTCAACTCAGTTGCATCACCTGCCCATGTTGCCAGGCTGTCTTTTAACTGAGCAAGGATCGCCCGCAGCCGTGCTGCCTTGACTGGTGCCGACAGCTCATCAATGGTGCGCAGTTGATTGACCGCATCAATGATGATGTCGTTGTAAGCATTGATCACACGCCGCGCAACGCTATTGCTGTAGCGGTTGAGGTCTATTGCATTGCGATATAGCGCTTCTGGTGTGCTCATCGTTCAATGCCAAGATCTTCAGGTTGATAGCCGCTGCGGATGCTGACATTAGCGCCGCGGTTCAATGCAGTGGTAACCAACGCAGCGAATGCGTCGTAACCGTTTTGCCCGTCTTCGTACAAGATCGTTTCGTCAATCTCATCTGGTTTGCCTTCCTTGTACCAGCTGATGCGCACGATGGCTAAGACCTGTTCCGGCAAGGCGCTGACGTGATAATCAAGCTCCTGTCTCCTGGGTTTCCTCGGTTCCATCCAGATCATCAGGTCCACTAAGCGGTCGGTTACCCAGTCCAGCAGGTTGTAGATCAAGCCCCGCATTGGCCGTAGCTTCAAGCTCCTCGTCCACATTAAAGTCGTCACCTAGTACATCGCCTTCAGCAAGCTCTCGCAGCAGCGTTTCCTGCGTGATGGTGCCTGCGGTGTAAAGCTGCAGCAGCGCTTGAATCTCCTGCGGCTCAAGGCGTGTGCCGAGGAAGTCACGGTTGACGTAGCTGCTGCCAGGAGATGTGTTGTTGCCGATGTACTGCGCATGAAACTGCAGGCAGTTGTCGATCATGTCCTGCACGTTTTGCGCAATGACCATCATGGTGCTGTCACCTTGACTGCGATCAATGCGCTTTGCCTCGGCGGTTTCAGCGGATAGTTTCTGGCCCAGCACTGCCGATAGTCCTAGCTCGTTGATCTGCAGTGCAAGCTGCTCAAGCCTGCGGAACTGATAATCAAAACTGCGGCCGGCAGGTTCGATGTATTCAGCGCGGCCATCAGCAGGGAATGCAATTGCCTCGCCAGGTCCAGCGCTGACTTCCTCTGCCGCAGATGGGAAGCCATAGAACGCCAGCATCGGCACAGCGCTGATGTGGAGCTGGTTATCGAGGTCGCTCTGGATCTGATATGCCTTGAGGTTCAGCTCGGCGATATCCTCCAGCGGCGGACGTGACTCCATGAAGCCATGGCGCTGCGCATAAGCAACTGAGAAGGGAATCTCGGAAAGGCTTGTGCGGCCCTCGTCGACAACCTTAAAGTCGCCGTTGTCTTGCTTTTGGTGTAGTTGAAACTCACCTGGCGTCAGTACCCGGATCTGTTCTACTGCCTTCTCGCCAAACTCACCATCAGGCACGGTGACCGTTTCGGCAAGTCGCAGTTGCGTTAGCACTTGCCGGCCTTCCTGCTGCTCAGCACGCCAGCCAAGGATCTGCCGTGGTGTGTATGTCACCCAATAGGGTCGACCCCCATTAGCAGGTGCATCCACCAGTACACCAATGTGGCCATAGCGGACCATCTTGCGCGTGGTTTCGTAGGTCCAAACATTGAGGTCATTGCCTTGCAGGTCAACATCAAACAACTGCTCACGGATGACATCTGCTGTGTCATCAAGCCGCACTGGCTTGCGCGTGAGCATCCCTGCCAGCATCCGCTCTAGACGCTGATAGAACGGCGGGCAAACACTGCGTGCCAAGCGGTTGTCGTAGGACTCATCCAGCTCGCGCGGCTCTTGCGGCAGGTAGCGGCGATGCTTACGGCGCATCCCATAGGTGCCTTGCAGCAGATCTTCGATCAAGATCCAATGCGGCTCTTGTGCATACCACGCTGTATTGGCATCTTGCACGCGAGTAACGCGGCGCTGCGCAATAGGCCGGTCGTAGTTGTTAAAGCCGGTGTACATTACAGCGCCGCAGTCATGAATGCAGTTTAAGCAGCAGTCAGCGTGATGCTATTGCGGCCAATCTTGATGTCAAACTCAGCGCCGGGTTCGTAACCCATCTCGCGCAGGTAGCCGTCACCAATCTGCAGCTTGCCGTTGAATTGCACCTTGGCCTTGTAGGTCAGGCCGCGGCCGCGCTTTACTGTCTTGCTGCCTAGGTCAACGCCTTTGGCTTCCAGCAGCGCTTCATAGAACTGCGTGAATGCCACGCGATCCTTGATCACGTAGCCGCAAGCGCGCACCAGTTCGGACTTAGGCGCATTGCCCAGTTCCTTGACCTTGGCGAGTAGTTCGACGCCCTTGAGCATGGGTAGAGTTAATGATTGGACTGATGGAGTGTAGCTCAATCAACGCCCGCTGCAACCATCAAGCCGCCCAGAAATACTGCAATGAAGAATAGGTAAACAGCGAGCGCCAGTAGTGGTCCGCCTAACGCAAAGCCTGCGGCGGCAATGAAATGCACTGCCATGACCACAATGAAAAACCAAATGACTAGCGCTGCGCTGCGGATGAAAGCTCTTAAAAATCTCATAGTGTTACCTGAACTCATCGCTTAACAAAAGTGCAGTATCGACCAGTTTGCAAAAGTCCGCGACGCAGCAGGCGTGGCATACAGTTCTGTCGTTTTCAAGTTGCCATCCATCTGGCGGTCCTTTGTCTTGGCCGATAGGACCGCCGCAATCAGCGCAGATCACACCCATTGCTGGATCAGCAGATTTGCGTCAGCGCGGAACGTGGCCGCCACTTCGCGGATCAGGTCACGGGTGATCTGGGTGTTGGCGCGGCGCAGGCTCATCAGTCGGTTGGTGGCACGACCAAAAGCGGCATCGCGCTCAACACGGATCTCCTTGGTGATCTGCTGGCTGCTTTTGCCGGTGTTGCGCGCGGCGCAAGTGCGGCCAAAGTGCACAAGCTCGCCAAGATCAGACTGCATCAGCACTGTGGCTTTCAGGTTAGTGCGCCCGCAGCAGTCGCAAGTGGTGATGCTGTCATCGGTGCAGATTGCGGTGTAGCCCATGTCTCTCGGTTTGGAGTCCTCATACTCTACACCATCGGCAGCCCTTGGCAACCTTGCTCAATAAATCCGCACGCCGGTCGTGCGCCCAGCACCTGCGTGCAATGGGTTGAACTCACGCCAGACCAAGTAGCCGAGCGCGTCGTTCATGTGGTCATGGCCAGCATCCTTGTCCGGGTCGCCCTTGTCGGTGTAGCACTGCAGCTCTAGGCATTCGATCAGTCGCTTGCAGCGCTGGTGGATGGTGAGTCTGACTTGGCCCTTGCCGTTTTCCAGCAAAGCCTGAACAGCAGCCACGCGATCACGGACGGGAGGATTTGCGCGTGGTGACTGGTTTGACATGCCGTAGGACTCCAGGATCTGGATATCGGTCTGGCTTGCGTTGGTGCTGCGGTTACCGCCGCTGGCATCTGGGTAGATGTAGATACGCCGCTGCGGGTAACGCGCTTGGATCTCTTGCGCCAATGCGTCGGTGTCATGGGCGCCGCTGATCTCATCAATCAGTAGCAGGCTGCTGCCAGTGCGGATGCCAATCACAGCAGACATGTTGCCAACGTTGAAATCAACGCCAATGCGCAGCGGCTCGCGATCTAGGTCTGGCAGCTCAGCCACCACGTGCTTGTCGCGGCTGAAGCGGTCGTAGATAGTGCCAGTGGTGAGGTTAACGAACTCTCCATCCAAGTAGGCCCGCAGCAGGTTTGGGTCGTAGTTGGCTTCTAGCCGCTCGATAAAGTCCGGCGGCAGATGCGGGTTGTCTGCTGACCGCATCTTGATCAGCTTGCGATCAGCGCGTCCTTTAGCATCCTCACTGCCGAAGGTGTTCCACATCCAGCGGAAGCCTTCTGGTGTGGATGCAGCGCCAAACTGGCGCACGTTGCCGGAGCGCAATCGGCCAAGGATCTTGGGAAATGCCTTGTTGGCAATAGATGGCGTCACCGTGTCGATCTCATCGGCGAGCACCCAGGCAAGGTTCAAGCCGATGATGCGCGACCAGTTCTCGAAGCTGCGGCACAGGATCTTGGTATCACCGCCTGGCAGGTGCAACATGTACTCAGGAAGCGGGCTTGCCCTAAATGTGTAGGGGATCTCGTACGACTCAAGGAAATTCTCAAAGTCGTTCTGCCAAATGTCGCGGATTAGAGGGCCAGTGGGTTCCATCACTGCACCGATGAAGCCTTGATTGGCCGCGGCCAGCATCACCGCCTTAGCGCACAGCGCACGGGTCTTGCCGGCGCCATAACCGGCTGAGATGCCAAGGATCTGCGTGTTGCTGTCGTCCACAAACGCAAGCTGCCCAGGGTGCAGGTCGGCGCGAATGCGTTGCAGCAGATCACCCGTGTCCTCTTGCGTGGCGACATCCATAAACCCAAGCAAGCTGCCGGGTTGGCAAATGCCGGCAAGCAAACTCATGACATCTCAAACCGCAACAGCTTGGCTTGATCTTCTAGGGCCTTGATTGCAATGCTGAGGTTCCCCTTGGCGCGTGCTTCACGCTCGTAATCTTGCAACCTTGCTAGTGCGGCTTGCAGCCATTGCGGGCGCTCTAGCTCTGAGTCAAGGGCAATCAGCTTGCGCGCTTCCGCCATGTAATCGCGCACTTGGCGCTCGCTGACGCCCCACAGCTCGGAACCGTGTTGAACGATCTGATGGTGGCTGTGAGCACGCAGGATGAGGTCATAAACCACGTTGACGCGGTTCTGAATCTCATCCTTGGTGCTCTTCTTTGCCACCTATTAGCCCTTAATTTGCACAGGCATTACAAGATACGTTACACCGTCCACGCCACTAGGTGTCAACACGACGGGTGTGGTTGCCGTATTGGCGTGGAATGTGATGGCTTCTGCAGGCTTGAACGCCTTGATGCCATCCAGCAGGTAGTGGACGTTGAACGCCCATGCACCATTGGCGGTGCCTTCGACCTTGAGCAACTCCTTCCCATTGTTGGCATCAGCTTCAGCGGTGATCTCAAGTCCACCACTGCCGGCGGTGAGCTTGACGATGGAGTTGTGCGCATCGGCAATGATGGCGACACGCTCCAATGCACGGGTCAATCGGCGGCGGTCGGCGGTGATGGTGCTTTTGAACTCAGCGGGTACCAGCTTTGCCACGTCTGGGTAGGTGCCATCCATGATGCGGCTGTAGATGGTGATGCCGTCACCTGCGTCAATCACGGCTTGGCCTTTGGCAACGGCGATGGTCACCACGCGATCCTGCAGCAGGCGCATGGTGCTGGCGGGCAGCACGAGGTCTAGGCCATCTGGCAGGTCAATGGCGTAACGCATCAAGCGATGCCCGTCAGTGGCTTCCATGTGGCCGCTGCCGATGTGGATGCC